GCCTCGCGCGCGGCTTCCGCAAATTCAGAGACTAGGTGCATGACCGCGCCGCCGGCGACCGTCAGCGCGGCGGCAGCGATTCCGACGGGGCCGGCGAGCGCGGCAAACTCCGGCCCAAGCCCGGCGATTGCGTTTTGCGCGGCGTGAGCAACGTGAACGACGTTCTCCATCGTATGACCAACGTGGCCGATCTCGCCCGGGACGAGGGCTGTGACTTGCCCGACGGACTCTAGGCCCGCCATGATGCCCCCGCCTGCACCGTGGCCGCCGCCGTGGCCGCCGCCTGCCGCTGGCGCCGCCGCCTTGGCCGCCCGCGCGACCGCAGCGTTCCCGGCAACGATCTGCGCGTTGAGCCGTTCTTGCGCGTCTGCAAAATCGTCGGCCGTGATCTTTCCGTCGCGATGGGCGTTGTTTAGTTCGGTTACGCCACGTTCTAAATCTTCGGTGACGCGCTGCTGGAGAACAGCCGTGAGCCGCTTGTGTTCCGCTTCAAATTCCTCCATCGACACGGCGCCGCTCTTGTTGGCGGCGGCCACCGAAGCCATCTGCGATTCGTATTCGGCGAAAGCCTCAAACCGAAAACTGGAATTTATCGAAGCGAGGCCGCCGGCGAATTGGTCGGCGTCGATCTTCCCGCCATCGAGTTGCTCGCGAACACGTTGCAATGCTTCGGCCTGCCGAGCCGCAGACTCGGAGGCAGAGTCGGATGAAATTTCTTTCTGCATGGCGAGGAATTCCTCGCCGGTAACTGCGCCATTGCGGAGCGCTGCGTCGAGCGCCGCGACGGAGTTGCGTGTATTCTCGATGCCCGCTCCGGCCTCGCCCGCAGCGATTGAAACGACGGAGTCGGTGAAATCGTCGGCCGAGAGTTTGCCGGCTTTGAGTTGCGCGTCAAGTTCCCGAAATCCTTCTTGGGCGACTGAATTGATTGCGTCGCGCGCCCGGCCAGAGATTTCGCCAAACGACTCTGCAAAATCCTTGCTAGTGGCTATCCCCAGTTCCATCTGCTTCGCGAGGACGTCGAACGATCCGGTCGCACCGGAGTCGATCGCCTTCGCGGCCTTGCCAAATGCGGCTGATACAGACGCGCCAAACGCCGCGCTAGAGAGCGTCGCGGTCTTTAGTTTCTCGGAGAGCGCTCCGATGCTATCGCCGAAAGAAGCGGCGAAGTCGCCTTTGAGAGTCGCGCCGGCAGTTGCGGCCTTTTGGGCGAAGTCCTGCAAGGATTTTGTGGCTGATCCTACGCCACGGTCGAACCCTTCCGTCGATGCGGCAAACGTGACTGATATTTTGCCGATATCGACGGACACGGTTCTATTCCTGCTTCGGCTTGCCCGACTTTAGAAATGCCTCGATCTTCGCGAACTCTGCCGCCATCTGCTCCGGCGGCTGCTCTTGGATGCCTCGCTTCCGCGTCGGCCGCCAAATGTCTCGATCTGCCTTCGTGGCGCCGTGCGCGAACGCGATTGTCTCGCACACCGTTGCCGTCTGCTCCCAATCGTCTCCGAACGGCTCCAGTTGCCAGTAGGCGATCCATTCCGCGAGTTCTAGCGAATCGGTCGTGTCGAGCAGTTCATCGACCGATACGCCTCGTGCGAGAGCCAAACGGAAGTAGAAGCGCCGTTCAGGGCGCTCTAGGAGTTTTTTTCCAAATCCTCCACGGTGTCCTTGGTGAATCCGTTCAGCCGCATCGCAGCCTCAAACACCTTGTTAATTGCGACGCCGTTCTTCTCCGACAGTGCAGAAACTTGCTCCGGCTGAAACAGCGGCTTGTTGCTCTCGTCGCAGAGGCACCGCACGAGCAGTTTTTCGCGGAACAGCGGCGTGACCTTGCCGTCGCTGCCGGTTGTCTCGCGCTCCAGCGTGTTACGCTCGCGGCCGGTTAGTACGCGAATGCGAACAATTCCGCCCCATTCGGGCATATCGACGTCGGCGTACTTGAGATCGGTGGCAGCAAGAATCTGCGCGGCTGAAAGAAGGGGCATGAAGAAATCCTTTTCTGTGTTAGTGAGAGGCTACGAACGTGTAATTAGCCTTTATAAATTCGCCCGCAGTGGCGTCAATATCCACGTTCTCTAAGAATGCACTCTCAAAACTGATCGAACCAGCGTCATTCAGCGACACGGAGAGCGGGCCGGTGTCGCCAATGTCAAACGGGACGCCGCCCAAAGCGCTGATCGCGATAGTCGCCGGTTCAAGGTCGCCGGCGATCACTTCTTTCTTGTGATCTGGCGAAGATAGGCCCGTGATATCAAGCCGCCCGCAACTCCGGCTATATCTAATCGACAGTAATCGCTGCGGCGTCGAGCCGTTGAACGAAACAGTCGATCCCTGTGATGCCGTGGGCATATTTTACCCCGACGTCAACGGCATCACTCGGACGAAAGCCGGAACGAGGCCGTTCCTTTGATTAACTCTCCGACCTTCGCGTCGAGCGAGACGGAAAGGCAGATCGCCTGCCCGGTGACGGCGGCAAACCCAGTGAACGAGATTGCGGCCTTCGCAAGAACTTCGGGAACGGTCGTTCCCCAAAACTCGATAGAGACTTCGGCGCCCTCGCGGATCGGAGCGGCGGCGTAAATCCGGTACGAACCGGATGCGACCGACATATCGGTGACGTCCTGTTCGGAACCCTTCTGATCGAACTTCACGCTAACGACGCGGTACTCGTCGCCGTCGAAGGTGAACGTGCTTCCCTGTGCGTTTGCCGGCGTGATGTAAGTCATTACTGTTCCGTCCTGTGTTTGATTTCTAGGGCGATTTCAACGCCGTAAAACGGTAGGAGTTCACCGGCGTCTGCCGAAACCAGCGTGTCGGCTTCGGAAGTAATCGCCACAAACAAAATATGAACCCCGCCGGAGAAACCGACAAACCCGTTTAGGGTTTCTCGGATCGTCTTTGCGAGCGTTTTTGAGCCGAGATATGAGGACGCAAACACAGTGATTACAAAAGACGTTTCTTCGTAGGGCAGGGGAGCCTGAAACGTCTGAATCGCGTCGGTCGATTTGCGCAGATAGATGGCAAACGGCGGCACGGTGCCGGGTGGCGCGATCATGGGGTAGATGCGGCCACCGAGAGCGTGCAGCCCGGGGAGTGTTTTCAAGCGTCTGTAGAGCCATGCTTCGGCTGCGTCTCTAGACACCGGCGCCTCCCTTCATTGCCGCCGTCAGAGCGATAGCAAGTTCCTGCTCGATGGCCGAAGCGGCGGCGTCCTTGGTCTGTTCGTAGGCCCGCAGCATCGGGTGCTGCGCGGTGACTTTTCCTAATTGGCCGTCCCGGGGCCGGAACACGACAACGGCGCCAGACCACCCGGCCTTGCCGCCCCGGCCCCGGGCTGCGAAATACTCGTTGCCGGCGGCGCCGAAAGCCTTGATGTTGCTAGCAACGGAACCGTTCAGGAGTTTGCGAGAATCGGTGCCTTCTTCGATCCAGTATTGGTGATAGGCGCGGTCAGGGCCGATCGACACAGAGCCGCCGGCAGACACAGAGGCTTTTGCGCCGGCCCGGCGATAGCCGATAACGGCGACCACGGTGCCGGATTCATAGGTCACGGTCTTGACCGCAGCCGCACGCTGCAAGTTGCCGGTCGGGCCGATGGGCGAGTTGGCCGCGAGTTGCTTGACGGTAATATCGGCGCCTCGCCTGACGGCCGCCTCGATATCTTTCGGCGGCACCTTCTTGCGCTGAAGGGCTGCGACGAGCGCCTCCGCGCCTGTGACTCGGATTGATGCTGCGACGGCCATTAAGTCTTGATCTCCGAGCAGAGAAGTTCGACCCATCGGCCACGGTCAACGGACAAAACCGAATTGATCTCTAGACGGCGATCCCCCCAAATCACCCGGTACTGCGGCTTCATGTCTGGCGGGACGTCTACGGACGTTCCCCGCAGCACGACCCGGTGCGTGAGCGTGAATTCCTGCCGGCTGTTCGCGATCAGTTCGCGGCCTGTCAAGTTCTCGATGGCGGCCCACCGATCTTGATAGTCGTGCCACTCTAGAACCGTCTCGCCGACGCTATTGCGCGTCTCGGTCGGCCGCTGAATCTTGACGCGGTAGCGAAGCGAGCCGGCGGTGAACATCTGGCCGTAAGCCATCGCGGTCAACTCCCGGGCGCGAGGATGACAACTAGGTCTGCGTGGACTATGCCGGCCGGCTCGTCGGTGCTTAGATAGATTTGCTGAATCGCGTTGGCGGCCGGCGATGACCAGCAAGTTGAGCCGGCATTGAGAACGACGGCCTCATAGCACGAGCAAGAAATAATCACCTTGCCGCCGATGGCCTTCACGGCGATCGCAACTGCGCCGCCGTGGCCCGGGACGAGCGTGTCTAGATCGACGGTCGCGGGCTGCGCCTGCGTGATTTCGACCCGCTGGCTGAATGCAGTGCCGTCGCCGTGGGCGATCTCCGCTGACCATTCGCAGTCGGTGACTTGCTGCGCCAGCCCGACGGCCTGCGTGTCGCGGAAACTCACGATGAAACTGGACATAGCCGAGAGCGGCATGGTCGCCTCCTAGCGAATCTGTGCGTAGTATCCGGCCGACACGCTCGACAGGAGCGCGTCAACGGCTTCCGGCACCGGGGTTCCGGCGCGATCGGCAATGGCCGATCTGTTTTCAAAGTAGTGGGTGAGCAACATGAGCATCGCGTGTCGCACTTGCGGTGGCACCGTCGAGGCGTCGCCGTAGCCGGCCGTCCACTCGACCACCACGCTGCCGGGATAAAGCCGGCAGTCCTGCGGCCACGAGCGGGAGAACTTCGGCCGGATGGCAGGCGGAAGGGCGCCCGTGTCTGCGATGTAGTCCACGCCGGGTTCCATCTCAATGACGGCGTCGTCGGTGTCGCGCGTGTAAGCGACGCGGGTGACTTCGGCGGCTGGCGGGTACGGCAGTTCGATCGGAACGGCCGTCAGCGGCAGGGCGAAATCCCAGTATGCCGTGGGCATGGCATAGTACGGCGACGAGTCGTTCCGGTAGGCGCCAGTGCGTCGTGGGAACTTGTCTAGAGTCATCCGGTACGTTGCCGTTGTCAGCGTGCGGCCGAGCCGGGCCTGAACGTACTCGTGAGCGACGTCGATCAGCGTCTCGATGTAGCCGTCGCTGTCCGTCGCGTCCATGCGCAGGTGCGTGCGGGCTTCGGCGAGCGTGACGGCCTTGACCGTCTGCGTCAGGCGTGTGATCGTCGGCTGCATTACTGTCCTCTCCGTCGCTTGGTGTGCCGTATGGCGGCCGTTTCTGTCCGCTGCTCGACGTCGGCCGTCTCGACGGCTTCCGGCTCGCTAGAGACTTCTACGGCGATCCCACGGCGAATCCACTCTAGAGCCTGACCGCGAGGCACTGACGGCAGCACGGTGCCGGGGCGGTAGACCAGCACCGGGCGAAGCACGCGGAGTTTCATTGTGTTTGTCATGCTGCCATTTTCGGTCGGTCTGCTAACACGCCAATACCGTAGTTACAAAAAAGAACACCGCAGGAGCGAACCCCTGCGGTGTCTTTTTGTTAGAGCCGCAGTTGGCTTCTATTACGAAGCGGCGTGCGTCTTGAGGGCGATCACCGGGCCGGCAACGCTGTTCGTGCCGAGCGAGTGGTTGGAGATCGCGATGCGGGTGTTCGCGATCATCAGCACTTGATCGAGTTCCACGAGCCGCTGATCCGAAACCCTCATGGTCATCGAGCGGCGGGTGCCGAGCATCGAGGACTGCTGAAGGTTGCCGAACAGAACCTTGATCTTGTTGCCGTCAACGCCGAGGGTCGAGTCCAGCACGTTGCACAGGACAACCGGGAACCCGAGGAACCTCGCCTGCGTCGGGCCGGCAAGATCGGAGGGGCTGATGCCGCCCGCGTGCATCATAATCCGCTGCATGAACTCGGCGTAGCCGGCCGGGCTGATGTACCACTTGGCACCCTCCCGAGCGTAGGCTTGAATCCGAGCGACGACCTGAATGGCCGTATCGAGCGAGAAGGTGTCGAAACCCGTCTCGCCGGCAGGGGCGGTCACGAGGCTGGCAGCGTGGCCGCTCGACAGAGCGGTGACGAGGCCCGTCACGTTGCCGTCGTTTCCGCTGGAATCACCGAGAAAACCGTCGTGGTCGATCTTGTAGGCGAACGCACGAGCGAATTCTTCCGTCAGTACGTTCGCGATATCGACGATCGAGTCCTGCATCAACTCGGTGGACTGACGGTTCTGCACCGCGATCTTGCGGGCCGTCAGCGTGACGCGATCCCAGTTGGCATCGCTCTGCGTGGGTTCGGTTGCCTCATCGACCCAATACGCCGTAAGGCCGCCAACTCGGCGAGGCACCGAGAGAACTTCGGACTGCATCACTTGGTTACGCACGGCGGTCGGGTACTGGCCGTAGGTGTTAACCAGCGTGAGAATCTGTGCCAGCACTTCCGGCACGACGAGGTTGCCGCCGAGGCTATTGTCGCCTTCGGACTGCGCCCGGGCTTCGATGCCGTTCTCGCGGCAGAACCGCTTCGACGTCTCGGAGCCGAACAGGTTGGCGAGATACCAGTGGCCGGCACGGTACGCCCGCTCCTCCGCGTTCGGGCCGGTGAAGGCCGTCAGCGGACGGAACGAGTAGGGCAGGCCGCGAATCTCGGACTTCTTGGCTTCCGCCTTCGGGGCGGCCGGGGTCGCACGATCGGCGACGGCCCGCAACTCGGCCAACTTCTTCTGCATGGTTTCCTCGCGCTCGATTTCGTTCCGAACCGTTTCGCTGCGAGCCGAGAGCGTGTCCATCTCGGAAACGTCCTGCTCGCTGCGGCTCTCCGAGCCGACGAGAACCGTCAGGCGATCGGCGATGTCGTTGATTTCCTTGTTGAGAGCGTCGAGTTTTGCGGACACGGGATAGATTCCTTATGCAACGTGTAGGTGGAACTACACGCAAATCTATGGCGGTGCTAAAAAACCGACATACTGCCTAGAGCGAGTTACAAAACTCGTTTGGCGCGCCGCTGAACGGCGTCGGCGGGGACGATGTTCTTAAACTTCCCCGAACACTGCGGGCAGCGGGTGTATCTAACAGCGGTATCGCCGAAAATCGCTGTAGTGCGAGTGAAAAGGCGGCCACGGCCGCACGTTGGGCATTGCGATCCGCTAGACGGACTACTTTGGTGGCTCATTTTTCTCTGGCTTCGCGTCCTTGATCGCCTCGCGCGCGCGATGTTCCGCGATCAATTCCCGCTCCAGTTTCAGGAACGGCTCATACTGCTCGTCGGAAAGTGTTTCCGACTGACTGTATGGAAGGTCGATGACCGCGCCCTCCGGTGCGTCGGCCATCATTTTTTCGTACTTCGCCCGGGCGGCTTTCATCTCGGCCGTGAGCGGGGCGTACTTCGATTCTTCTTCCGGTATGCCGCCGAGCGCCTCCCGCGCGAGCGTCATCAAGATTTCGCCGTTTAGCATTTATCAGCCCTTGCCCTTCTCTAAAAAATCTTCCCACAGGGTTTGATCGTGAACCGTGGTTCCGCCGGCCTTTGTATATGACACTACTTTTCTCGGCTTGCCAAGAACATTCGTATCGTAAAGTTGGGCCTCGTCGAACATTCCCATCTTGATTGCTTGCGGAAAAACTTGCGAAACCTTTGCGTGTGTTTCGGTGACGATATCGTCTGGCACGAACCGCCCGGTGTTTTCGTACCGGGCCTGCGCGCCCTTGCGGGCGTTCTCCAGACTGTTGCTAGCGTAGTGCGCAACGATGGTGTAGCCGCTCGCTCTTGCCCGGTCTAACTTCGCTTTCAAGTTGTCGATCGAGCCGTCGCCCGTCCCGTCGAGGACGATATCGAGGCCGCGACCTTCGGCGACTTTGAGCGCGAGCGTCGCCAGACCGCTCGACTCCTCGTGCGTGAACCGGGCGGCGTCTTTGCTGCCGGCCTTGAGGAGTTCTTCGTATTCCGGCAGTTGCTCTTTGATATCGTCGGGATTGATGACCACGGCGCCCGGCTCGATCGTCAGGCCGCCCCTCTGGAGCATCGTCGATTTCCCCGACGCCGGGCCGCCGCCGAGAATGTGAATCACCGGCTTGCGGTCGCGGGGCGGCTGGGCCGACTGCGGCACCATCTTCTCCACGATCCTGCGGTGCAGTTCCGCCCGCTCTGGCGTGAACCCGCCGTCAATCTTGTGGTTGTCTAGAGAGTGATTCGCGCCGCGCTTAATGTCTGCCTCTGCGGCAGAGTCATAGGGGTGCGTCTCTATGTAATTTTTTTTTTAGAATCGCCGTCGCCGCCCTTGGCGCAGGTGTTCCCGGCCTTAAATCCGCCGGCACCGTCGCCGCAGTTGCGCGACTGAATTTTGCTTAGCGCCGCCCGGGCGCGGGCGACCGCTCCTGTCGTGCTGGCCGGCTGCCGCAGTTCGCGGGCCATCGCGATGCACCGTTCCGAGACTTGGCTTTCGGTCGAATGGTAGGCCGGGAAAACGACGGGGCCAACATCGACCAAGCGATCGACTTCCGAGATCGAGCGGAGCGGCACGCCGCCCTTCTCGTCTGGCGACCACTGCTCCGAGCGCTTGTTCACGGAAAAAGAAAATGACGATCCGGTGACGTCTTTGCGTTCCACGGATTCAACGTAGCCCCGCGCCCATTCGGGCGGCGTGATTTCGTATCGCAGGCCGCGATCATCTTCGTAGAGTTTCAGCGTGCCGGCCGAGAGCCGGCCGAGCAGGAGATTCGGGTCGTGGTTCCAGAGGGCGACAACGTCGTGCGCCGGGTCGCCCGACGCGGCCCGCTTCAGCACGCCACGAAAAGCGCCGGGCTTGATCGTCTCGACGAAACTCCCTTCAAGCACTTGCGACCGGGTGCCGAAGGTGGCAGCGTAGCCGACGATCTTTGCCGGGCCGGGCTTGTGATCCTTCGTCTTGCCGCCGCACGTTCCGCCGCACTCCATGCAACGGCTCACAACGGGTGCGAGATCACCGGCGGCGAGAAAGCGCTTTTCAATTT